ATCCTCGGTCAGGGTAGGCTTGCGGCTCATTCGGTGATCCTCAGCTGGTCAGCGGCGGTGAATTCCAGGGCGTAGGCGTAGTAGCCAGGCTTGAAGGCGACGGTTGCCTCGCGGCTAAGTGCGTAAAGGTCAAAGGCACCCTCGGGGCCCCAGCCTGCGATGGCGGCGCGGACCGCGACCTTCAGGGCCTCGATCTCATCCACCGCCTTGTCGCCGGCGCGGTTGTCGATCGAACGGACGGTGACGATCACGCTGATCGTCTCGGTGATCTCCTGGGTGAAGGCACCGGCGGCGTTGTCGGGGCGGCCGCCACGCGCGCCAAGGCCGATGACATAGGCAGATGCCCCGGTCTGGTCGGCCAGCTTGCCGTCCAGCACGGCTTGCAGCTCTGCGGCGATACCGACCTTGCGCAGATCCGGAACGCGGTCCTTCAGGCGGGCGATTATGGCGGCGCTGTCCATCAGATGAACCCCGTCATTGTGCCGGGGGTGAAGTCCCGCTCGCGGTCGGTGATCTGCGCGCCTGAGGTGCCGGTGGCGGGCGGTTCGATTCCGGTGGCGTCTTTCAGCAGGATCACGCCTTTCGATATCTCGGCCAGCCGCTTCATCGCGGCCTCATAGTCGGCCTTCACCTTGGCTTCGGGTTCGGTGATGTGCAGACTGTAGATCGCGATGACTTCGGCCAATGGCGGCAGGATCGGCGGGACCGTGGTCAGCGGCAGGCTGTAGCGGCCCGCCAGATAGCCATCGATCAACGCATCGGCCTCGGCCAGGGCGCGGGCCACCACACCGGCATCGATGGCACCCGAAGGCGCATCGGCGCGGTCGGTCAGCGCGACAAGCATCTGCTCGCCGTAGCGCTGGATCAAACCGAGTTGGGTGGCGTAGGGCATCGGGCGTCCTTACAATCTGGTGCCGGTCCTCTCCCGGCTGTCACGGGCTTCTCCCCCGTTCCGTCCCCCTTACCGTCCAGGGGGCTGGACCTACTTGAACCGCCCCCGCGCCGGGTCTGGGCTTACCGGGGGATCGCGATGGTTCTTTCGCCTGGGATGGTCATTCGATCCGGCGCGGCACCACGGTAAGCTCCGGGTCGTCATGGAGGGCGCGGGCCTGCGCTTCGGTCAGATCGACGGCCGGGATCACGATCGGCTCAGGACCGAAGTGACGGCCAAGGCGCCAGCGACCCTTGGCCGGGCCGGTCACGACGATCTCCCAGCCCTCCGGGCCTGTTAGCGGGCTGATGACCTGGTTGGACGCGGTTGCTTCGGCGGGGGCGGCGGCTGCCGACGCCTCCCCCGCCTCGGCCGCGCCCTCGTTCCCCGTCGCGGGCGTCTTTGGGCCGTTCGCCGTCTCTGCTTCGGCGTCGGCCTTCTTTTCGTCAGTGACCTGATCGGCGGTCGGTTCAACTTGCAGCTTGCGGGCCATGGGGTGCTCCTGTCGGTTCAAGGAAGGGGGCGTGTTTCCGCCGCCCCCTCTGCTTCAACCGACTGCTCTTACAGCCAGGGCGTGACCAACAGTTCGGCGGTGCCCTTCCATTCATTGGACTCACCACCGGCCGCGTATTCGCTGTTGAGCAGCTTGCGGGCGGCGCTTTCCAGCGACTGCGGCACGACCAGCAGGTTCGGGCGCAGACCCAACGGACGGCCATGGTCGCCCTTCATACCGCCGATCGCGGCGCGGGCGATGCCGTAGTTGGCAGCGTTCAGGGCCTGCTTCGACCCCCAGGCCATCTGCCAGAAGCCGAAGCCGGTGTTGGCACGGGCGTCGGAACCGTAGATAAACTCTTTGTTCATGAAGACGTTCGGGTCGTTCATGTTGTCCAGCGCAGTGAAGGCAAAGTCCTTGCGCTTTTGCAGGATGATCGGCTTCAGCGATCGGCTGACATCCAGCAGGAACCACGGGGTGCCAGCACCGCCATCAGTGTTGGCAACCGAGTTCACCGTAACACCGTCTGCGGCCAGCACCGGGTGGTCAGTGTCAAAGAAGAACTGCCCGTCGTAGCAATTGGTGGTGAAGCCTGCCAGCAGCTGGGCAAATGCCATCAGGTCCCACTGCGCGCCGGTGGCCATGCCCATCTCGGTGAAGAGCGGGCCATAGATGCCCAGATTGTCGGTTTCGATGTCGTCCTTGTCGACCGACAGCGTCAGTTCCAGCGCCTTTTCCTTGATGGAATAGTCGTGCTGCATCAGGTTCTGGATGGCACGCGGGCCGATCCATTCACGGACGTTGGGGATTTTTCCCAGCCAGCCGTACTTCTGCTCTTTGGTCGATGCCGCGATGATCGTGGCAATGCGCATGAAGTCGGTCGAGGCCTGAGACAGGCCGTTTTGATAGGCGGTGGAATAGCCGACGCGTAGGTCGTTGAGGTTGGCTGCATTCACGAGCATCTTTGGGGTTCCTTAAGACAGAATTGCGCGGGCAATGGCCTCGTCGAAGCGGACCCAGACGCCTTGCGTGTCCACGCCGTCGACCACGCCAGCCGGGCTGCGGGTGTTGGTGCCGTTCGTCCGGGCGACCGTCTGGTCGTCGACGATGTAGCAAGCGGTGCCGATATCGGCTTTGGTGATCAGGTCACCGGCGGTCGAATTGGCAAAGCGGTGGACGCCGGGGCGATAACGGATCACCTCGACGCCGGCAGCGACCGAGCCTTTGCGTTCCAGCGCCACGCCGACGCCAAAGGCACCGGTCGCAACTGCGCCTTCAAGCAAGTCGCCTGCGGCGTTGCGCATCAGCATGCCCCCGGCGAAGATCGACTGGTTGGCACCAAGGGTGCCGGTGCGCTCTTCGCCCTCGGCGCGCGGGGTATTGCGGTCAGCAGTCAGCGGCGCCATCAGGTGGCCTCCTTCTCGGCGTTAAGGGTTTTGAGGTAATCTGCGGGCTTGATCCCCAAAAGCTGCGCGGCCTGCGATTGCTCGGCGCTCAGTTCGGACTTCAGGCCGCCGTCCTGGGCGGGCGGGGTCTTCTGAGTGCGGGTCTCGCCCAGAAGCGAGATACCCTCGATGGCGCGAACGGCGATATCGGGCTGCTCCATGTGCAGCGTGATGTACCAGTCGCGGTCTTTGGCCGGGATTGCCCGCTTCTTCGCGATCTCGCCATCGACAAAGGCGGTCGAGGTGGCGCGCTTGGCGCTGTCGTCCTTTGCGGCCAGCTGTCCCTTCAGGGTGGCGACCTCAGCCTGCAGCGCCGGCACAAGGTCGGCATTGGCCTTGGCCACCTTGCCGGCAGCAACGATGGCCGTGGGGTCCGCGCTTTCGACCGACAGGGTAGACCCCAGCTCGGTCAGGGCGGACTGCAGCGCCTCAGCGGGCTTGTCCTTCTTCATCTTTCCGATTGCGGCGAGGATGGCGTCCTCGGCCGCGTCGGCACCAAGGCCCAGGGCCTCGGCAATCTTCGCCATGTTCATCGGCAGTTCCTCTTGCAGCACGGGGGTAAGTCCCCGCAGGTTGGGCTTGTTGGTCAGGGCAGCGCGGGCGATGGCCCGGACGACGTTCTGGTCGTCGACCAGCAGGTTGGGACTGATGCCGCGATAGGCGCGGTCCGCGATCAGGTCACGGCCAGCGCCGGTCCATTTCACGCGACCCCAGATGCCGTCTTCGCGGGCCTGCAGCTCGGCGATCCAGCCGCGCGCCGGGGCGGGGTTGCCCTTGTCGGTTTCGTGGGCCTCGTCCACGACCAGGCCGCGCTCCAGCGCCATCGATGCGCTGATGACCTCGGCGGCATTCTCGATCCGGTAAGGGCCGCGCCCGTCGTGCGTCTCGATCGCGCCCTGCAGCGTCGGCAAAAGGTGTACCCAGTCGGGCACCTCCGCCCCCGCCGCAAAGCTGGGCAGATCAAGCGACGATGCCAGGACGGCGGAAAGGGGAACGGTGCGACGGGTCATGGGCTGACCATCGCAAGGCTGCACCGCCCGAATAACCCCCAAGGGTTTGGGGGGTGAGGCGGTTTTCACAGGCGATTGGGGGTATCAGCAGCCTGCCCCCACGAAGGGGGCGCGGTCAAGCCCGCATCAGGGCCGCAAAGCGCCGGTCAGGTAATCTTCAACAGTGGCGGCGATGCCGGTCTCGTCCTCGGCCGAGACGCCAAGGAAGGGGCGCGCGGGGATATTGCCCCATGGCGCCGACCCTGAGTAAGGCTTGCCGTTCTTGTCCACGCCCGAATATGACCCCAGCGAACCCTTGGCTGCGCCGAACTGCTGGACTGCGGCATAGATGAGGTTCGATCCGACCAGCACCTCGTCCCGGCTGACTTCTGGATAAGGGCTTTCGTTCAGCTTCCGGGCAGGTCCAAACAGCGGCCGTATGTCGATCTGGTTGGACTTGCGAATGCCGTAACGTTCCAACGTTGTCTGCGACTTCGGGGCCCATTTCAGGCCCTCGGGGCTGACCCCTTCAGCAAAGCGTTCCTTGGTCGAACGCGTCAGCAACTCGCCGATATCGGACATCAAGGGAAAGGGATCTGCCAGGGCCCCTTCCAGGCGGGCAAGGGCAGCTTCGGTGGCGGCGCTATTGAGTTCGACGGTGTACATGACTATCTTTCACTGAGACGGGTGCGACACGGTAATATTCTCCCGGCCGTAGCACGATCTTTGGGTCGGAGCGCCATGTGGGGTTTCCGGGAAACCGGCAGGGGGGCCCCACCGCCCGTCACTTCTCCACCTGCTTCCGGCGCAGACGCGCGAGTTCGTGGTCGCGGTCCGCATCCCGGCTGCTCAGGCGACGGAAGCTGGTAACGTAAAGGCCCTTGCCCGAGCGGGTGGCCTTCACGACCAGGACGTAGCCAGTGTTCCCCGGCTCGGCCCGGATGAAAATGAGGCTCGTCTGGCTGTCCTCGATCACTTCGGTGGCGGCGTCGACCACGGCTTGCGCCTCTGCGTAGTCCATGGCGGTCAGCTCAGGGTGCTGGCGTCGCTGTTTCAGAGCGGTTTCGGCGGACAGGCTGGCAATCCGGTTTTCCGAACCAACCCAAAGCACGGCCGCATCGGTCAGGCGCACCAGCGGGAATTCGCCCTGAGGGGATTCCAACCACCGCGCGAAAAGGCTTGACCGCACCCATTCCTGCAGCAAGGCGACTGAAGGTTCGGCAGGCAGCGTTTCCAGCTTGCTCTTCAATGTCAGAATATCGTTCACAGCACTTCCTCCTGGCGGATATGCCCAGCCCCTGTCGATGCCCTTCGGGTCACCGGTACGCGGATCTCGCGCTTGCCAGCCGTCGGGCAGTTCTTTGCCGGGCTTGCCGCCCAGCCGGCGGGCCGCGTCCATCGTGCGCGCGCCCGAGACATAGCAGCTGCAGCCCCAGCCGTTCGGCGGCGCATGGGTGGCCCAGAACGGGTGATCGGCCTCCAGCACCAGCCCGTCCCAGGCAAGATGGTGGACGCGCGGCTCCAGGCTGTTGCCGTGGTGGTAGATGATGAAGGGATAGCCTGCGGCCTGCAGCTGGGCCCAGCGACCGGCGGCATAGGTGCTGGCCATGTTGGTGCGGTAGATCACGCGGGTGCGCCAGGCCTCGCCGCCCTTGGTGCCTTGCCCCGCCCCGCCGATCCAGCCCTTCTCGGCCACGATCTTGCGAAAGTCGCGGCGGAATTCATCCAGGCTGGTTCCTTGGGTGATCGCCTTGTCGACGGCCGCGGCCAGATCGGCCAGGATGTCGGCCTTCATCACGCCCGCCACCATGAAGGCGCGGTCGTGGCCTTCCTGCCAGACATCGGTCCATTTCATTGTCGGTTGCAGCTGCTGCAGGCGCAGCCGGAAGGCCGCCACCTGAAACGCGAAGGGACGCCGGAAGGCAGCCGTCAGCGTCACCCTTCCGCCTCCTCCGCCGCGGCGATGCGGCCGCCGGCGTTGGCGGCTGTCAGGCCAAGGCCAAGCACCGCCGCCAGCTCATCCCCGGGCAGGTCGGGAAAGCCTGCAAGGAACATCGCCTTCAGCTCGTCCAGACTGGTGGCGGCGGCGACCATGGCCTCGATCCGGGCCAGCATGGCCTCGGTCGCGCCCGCAGCCTCGATCATCATCCGGTCCGCCAAAACCTCATCCGGGGAAGGCGCGGATTTCCGGGCCGTGGAAGGGTCTTCGGCCTGTGGGGCGGCAGAGACGCCCGAAAGGGCCTGACCCCGTTTAATTTCGCCGGGATTGCGTTTAATTTCGCGATCTGCGCCCGAAGGCTCGGTGTCGGCGGCACCCGGCGGACCGTCTCCGGGCGAAACCGGGGCTGCAGCGGGCCGGACAGGCACCATCAGGGCCGCGCCCTGCTTCGGTTCGGGCAGGTTGAACTTCGACCGGACGTCCTCCTGGCTGATCGCAAGCCCCCGGTCGATCAGCGGGCCGATGGCGTCGGCAAACGCCTTCAGGTCCTCCTGCTCGGGGCGTTCGATCTTCAGCCGCGGATAGGCCTTCTGCGGCCCATGGTTCAGCATCACCCAAGGGCGGATCAGGTCGCGGTTCAGGATGGCGGACAGCGCCTTGGCATCGGCGCGCTCGATGTCCTCCTGAACCTGCCGGTGTTCCTTGCCGGAGCCCAGCCCGCCGGTCACGGCGTCGGTGGTGGCGGTCTGGCCAAGGACAAGCTTGGAATTCTGCTGGTCCAACCAGTCACAGCGTTCCTTGTACAGACCCGAGGCGGTCCCGACATTCGCCATCTCGACGAATTCGATCATCATGGTGTCCGGCACGATGGCGGCCATATCACCGGCAATGTTGCTGACAGCCCACATCAGGGTGGTCTTGTCAGCCTCAGAGGCTCCGGCCCCGTACTTGCCCAGACGGACCGGCTGACCATAGGTCTGGGTGAAGATCGTCCAGTCGCGCTCGGTGAACTTCTTGAACATCCACGACCAGGCGACGATGCGGGCGATACCGGATCGCAGCGGCAGGCCGGATTTGGCGGCGATCTTGGCCACGACGAACTTGCCGCCGGGAAGCGGTTCGGGCTGGCCGGTGGCACCGCGCAACCAGGGGGTGGTCAGATCGGTGCGGTCAAATTCGAACCAGCGTGGGTCGCGCCATTCCAGCCGGGCGGGCGACCATTGCAAAGCCGAGGTTTCCCAGATGATCTCGGTAAAGCTGACGCCCTTGCCGATGCAGTCCAGGATATGGAACAACTCGTCGTTCAGCTCGTCACGCTTCAGCCAGTCGCGGATTTCCTTGGCGATGGCCTCGTCTTCCGGCTTGTCGGACGCGGCCTCGACGCTGATGTCCAGTTGCGCCACTGACCGGCGGCGGGTGCCAAGGATGCCCGCGTAATGCGGGTCCTTCTCTTCGATGGCTTCGGCCAGCTCAAAGAACCGCAAGGCGTCACCGGCATCGGCCGCGCGCAAAAGATTGGCCAGCCGGGGCGGGGTCAGCCCGTCCGACGGATAGCCTGACAGGGGCGAACGGACACCGCCCAGCGTGGCGGCGGCAATCTCTGACTTCAGGGTCGCGGCCTGCATCGGCCGGCCGTAGGCATCGATTAGCGGGGATCTGGCCATGGTCAGATGGCTCCTCTGATACGGTGGCCAAGCGGGGCCCGATAGGGATCAGGGTTGTCACCCTCATCATCCGGCCCGCCCAGCGGCGACGATGCGGCGGGGGTGGCGGGGGTGTAGCCATACTCAACCCAGCGCATGCGACTGGCCCAATGCGCCAGTGCCAGCCCGATGGCATAGTCGCCGTGGCGGCGCTTGCCCTTTTCGCCTTCGCGGGTGGGGGGCACGCGCGGGATGCCCCGGATCAGCTTGACGGTGCGCAGGTCGGACAGGTGGTCCGCATCGGCGATGATGGCGATCGCGTCGTCTTCGAACGCGGATTTCAGGGGGGGCATCTGCAGGCGATACCATTCCTCGGTGAACTTCAGCGCCATGACCAGGCCGGCGCCCTGTTCGAAGTCCTCGCGGATGCCGAATTCGCGGCCCATGTCCTCAGCCACGGTCCAGCCCATGCCGGTGGCGTCAAAGGCGGCACCCACCAGGCGCGACCGGACGGCCGTCAGGATTGCACGGACGATGGCCTTCTGTTCGTTGCCGGGCACGTTGCGCAGCTCGACCACCAGCGCCTCGCGGCGTTTAAGCCCCGGTTCAATGCCCAGCAAAGACCCTACCGTCAGGTCGGCCACGCGGCCGAAGTCAAAGCCGAACGCGTATTGCAGCGACAGATCGAGGCCCGCCAGCGCCTCGGTCAGGTCGGCCATGAACGGGGCCACCAGGACCATCTGCTCCAGCTTGGACCGGTGCATGTAATCGACCGGCAGTTCCAGCCGCAGCACGCGGCCCGGCGCCGTCATTCGCGCCTCGATCAGGGGGGCTGCCAGCCAGGCGCCGGAGGATAACGAGGGGACACAGAACAGTTCCTCGTCGGCATTGTCGCGATAGTCGTTCAGGATGCCCTGGCGGAACCTGGCCTCTGTCTCGGGCGACCAGGTCTGCCCGGTGACCAGGGCAATGCGCTGGTAAAGCCCCTGCTCCAGCGCATCGTCCAGCGTGATGCGCATGTGGTCATAGTCCACCCGGCCAGAGACGATGTCCTGGATGGTGGCATTGAACGGATTGTCAAAGCCAAGGTGGGTCGAGCAGACAACGACCTTGCCACCCCAGATCAGGAACGCGAGGGCCGATTTCAAGAGCGCCTCAAGATCATCGACAAAGGCGGCCTCGTCGATGATCACGATGCCCTGCTTTCCGCGCAACCCGCGCGGGGCGGAACTCAGGCCCATGATCTCGAAACCGGATGCGAACTTGATCCGGAAGGCGTTGATCGCCTTGTCCTCGGACCCCTGATCAAACAGCACCTCGTCGACAGCGCCAGCCGCCATGTCGAAGGCGCGCGCCCACATGGCGCAGGCGTCGATGAACTCGCGCGTCATCTCCTTGGAGTACGAGATGTACATCACGTCCATGCCACCGGCGGACTTCTGTGCCCCTGCCCGCAGCACCGCCCAGGCGGCCATGCCCCAGGTCATCCCGATCCGCCGCGACTTTTCGACGAACAGAACCCGCGCACCACCATCCAGCAGCGAGATCGCCTTTGCCTGATATGGCAGCAGGACAGACGGCAGGCCGCTGGCGCGGACCCCTGCCGGGATCGCCACCATCGCGGCGGCGCGGGCATCTGCCCATGCCTTTTCGGTCAAGGGGGCGGTCATTCGCGAAGGCTCACGCAGCCCGGCGTACTGCAGGCCATGACAAGATGGTCATTGCGCTTGGCCAGGGCTGCCACGACGTTACCCTGATCGCAGAACGGGCAGGCTTCTGTGTGGGTGCGGAGGCCTTCGTCCAACATGACCCCCTTCACCGACATGGCGAAGGCAAGCCGCTTCACGATGCGCGCTTGGGTGTCGGGGCCGAGAGTCACTTCTTGCCCTCCATCCAGTCCGACATCTGCTCAAGGATCGCGGCAGAGACGCGAGCAGCGACGACGAAGGCAGGTTGGCACTCGCGCTCCAGGGCAACGATCACCTCGCCAGTCATTGCACTGAGGCCACCTTCAGCATCGTCTCTCCAGCGAAAGCGCACCTTGATGCCTTCGGGGTCGACCATGCTGACCATCTCAGCAGAGGCAGCGACTCGATCGTCAGCCTTGATCTCGATCGTCAGCATCGGGTCATCCCCAGCGCGGCTTTGTACATCTCGACCACCGCCTCTTCCTCGGCGATGTCGTCGGGGCGGCGTCTGCGCAGGGCGATGACCTTGCGCATGCAGACAGTGTCGTAACCCCGGCCCTTGGCCTCTGCCATCAGCTCCTTCTGTTGCTCGGCAACGTCGGCCTTTTGGGACTCCAGCTGCTCGAAACGCTCGATGAACTGGCGCAGCTCTGGGGCGGTCACGCGGTCGGGACCGTTCGGTTCACTCACTTCGTCACCCCCAGAATTTCTGCCTTGATGCTTTCGGTGGTCTCGGCCGTCAGGCCCTTGGCCTTGGCCACGGTGTCGACGGCCTCGGTCAGGCGGTCCTTCAGCGCGGCCGTCTCCTTGGCCTTGCGGGTGCTGGACAGGTTCTGGCTGACCTGGGCGGACTTGAAGGCGTCGGCCAGTTCCTTCAGCTGCTTCGGCTCGATCCCGTCGGCGGCGTCGCCCAGCATATGGAAGACGACCGACTTGATCATCTCGCCCGCCATGACCGTCAGGTCATCAGAAGCCTGTGCATCGTGCTTCTTGGCCAGCACCTTCGCGATTTCGCGGGTCTGGTCCAGTCGGCGGGTCATGCGGGCTTGCCGGATACTATAGCGGTTAAAGCTGCTGAAGGACGGGATGGTGAATTCCAGCTCGCCCCGATGTTCGCGCATCAGCTGCTCGCAGCGGGTCACGAATTCGGCGTAGATCTCGGTCTGGGTCTTTTCCCGGTCGGCCAGTTCGGACGCCGCCCAGGTGAAAATTCCTTCTGCTTCGGGGGGCAGGCGTTCAAGGCTGGAAAGCTGACCGCGACCGGACGGGGCCATAGGTCATTCCCCCGGGCGGCTGGGGCGATTGACGCCCTCGATTACCAGGGCGCGGCGCAGGTGGCGTGCGCCCTTTTCGGTCAGGGTGGCCACAACCACGCTGCCAGGCTTCAGCAGGGTGACGGCCCCCATCTCGGCCAGCCAGTCCAGCTCGCCGTGAATCCAGACGCGTGGGCGGTCGATGCCAAACCGCTTCAGCTCTTCACCGATCAGGCCGGAATGCAGCCGCTCGTCCGTCTGGGCGGCCAGCGCCTTCAGGATGATCAGCCGGGCGTCCGGGCGGACCTGTTCATTCTCGTAACTGTTCATCGGCTCACTTCTTCAGCAGGTGGTCTTCATGGCGGCCGACCAGCGCCTCGACACGTTTCATGATCTCGGCCTGCCCGCGCATGGCTTCGGACATCGTCTTCATCTCGCCCTGCAGCCGGGTCATCGCCAGCTCCAGCTCGTGCAGTTCCTCCTTGGCCGGGATGGCGCGAAGGGTCTGCTCGATGGCCCCAAGCCGCAGCTCGTGGGCGTCCAGCCGGTTGCCCTGGCCGTCCAGCCGTGTCGCGTTGCGCTTGGCCGGACCCGAAAAGATGGTCCAGATCGCGGTGCCGAAGCTCAGCATGGTCGCCAGCCCGGCGATCCACAGGACCACGGTGGCGAACGAGGTATCGGCGGGGCTCATTTCGCGGCCCCCGACTGCGCGGTCCATTTGGCCATCATGTCTTTCAGCGTGTGCCCGCCCATGTAGAGGCTGAAATACAGGCCGGTTAGTCCGAGCAGGATGTCCCAGGGCATCTGCGGCAGGGCGATCTTCCAGACGGCATTGCAGACGTGCAGGATGACTGCGTTCCATGCCCAGAGGAACAAGATGAAATACATCCCGCCGGGCCGCCACGCATAGGCAAAGACGCTCTCGCGGTCCGCCGCAAGCGCCGCGAGCTGCAACTGGGCGTCGGCGGCGTATAGCGCCATGATCTCGGGGCTGGCCTTTTCCACTTCGCGCATGGCGTCGGTCACCCGGCCCGGGTACTCGGCCGCCAAGGTTTCCAGCGTTTCCGGCTCGGCCCCGGCGGCTTCGGCGACCTTGCGGATCACCTGGGTGGCCAGCTGGCCCTTGGCATCGCCAAGCCTGCCGCTCAGAACCTTCTCGATGATGGGCAGCCCTGCGTTCAGGGCGATGGTTGCAAGGGGGCTCATGCGTCAGCCCTCCACGCCGGCAGGGGCGGCAGGATAGGTCTCCCAGTCACGACCGGCGGCCATGATGCAGCTTTGCCCGTCGGGCTTGACCAAAAGCAGCGTCCAGGTTCCGCCGTCGTCGGTAGCCGTTACCATGGCGATGCTGCCGTCTGGCATAAGGCCCCGCGCCGTAGCCTTCTCGTCGTACCGTTCATCAAGGCCGGTCAGGACAGCCTCGGTCGGGCCGCATTGCAGGGCTGCCGCAACGGCGGGAAGCAGCAGAAGGCCGGTCAGGGCCAGAAACAAGGCTTTCATCAGAAGCTCCGCAGAAAGGCCGCAAGACGCGGCAAGGGCTGGTGGATCAGGGCGGCGACGTGGTCGCGGTAGGCCCAAAGGTAGTGCAACAGCCACAGGCCCGCGCCGGCCAGCGGCAGGAACTCCAGTCCCTCGGGCAGGGTCACGCCGGCAACG